CTGGTCGACAAGAACTACCCCCGAAAGTAGTTTGAGAAGAACAGGCAATATCAATCGCACTTAGTGCCGTTTGAGTTCCACCCATAATATACTCGCCGCTTCTAGTGCCAATACATAGTTGAGCAGCAGACGCAAGCCAAGATATCCCTGCCGCCTCATCAGAGGCCAATATAAAACTAAAAGCATCGGCCGAAGAAATAGGGCCGAAGTAATTTAATCCTGATACGTCAGTTGCCGAGTCTTGCGCAAACTTAGCTTCCATCATGTGAAAAGGACTCATTAACCTTGATGCCCATATAGTGTCTGGCGAGTATTCACTGCCCCCAAAGATTACCCTTTGCTGATAGCTAGTAATTGTTCTTGGCCAACCACGATAGTCTGACCAAGCAGATTCTTCCCACTTAGTTGTGGCCGCTGTAGAGGATAGAGAAGTAAGCGTCCAACAATTAACTTGAGTAGAATTAATAAAACTAAGAACCTTTACTGCACCCGTAGTTGTTCCGTGTGTCAGCTTGAAAACCGCACCAACGTGCCCAGCATTAAACACAGGCATACTAGAAGTTAAAACCGCAAAGCTCCCTACTACCGTCATATTACTGGCTAAAGTAGTGCTAGTTATATTTTGAGGCATATATGGAAATCTTAAAACAAAATTCAGAGTAGTATTAAGGGGGTCTGCCCAAAATGGGGCAACGGTAAAGGTATCCAAATATGGGTTAGCATAAATAATAAGCGGTGTAAACTCTCCCAATTTATGTACTAGAAACATCATATTGCCAACCTGACAATAGTGGAAGTCGTGCGGAGAGAGTGTAAAGGCAGATATAGTGAAAGCATACATTATTGTAGTAACTTCTAGTCCTGTGAACTCGTCTATCACCCCTACTCGTAAACCAGATGCCCCTGCAAATTTAATCATGATGATAAAAGAATTATACCCTGATACGAATGGATAAATTCCTGCACCTTCAAAGTCCGCATGAGCAAGGCCATAGTCTGATAAATCTTGGACGAATTTAGTTCCTCTTCTCTTAAATGCACCGCCAGAGATATCGGGCGTAAAGTTTAACATCTGAGTACAACCTTGAGCGTATTCTTCTGTTTGGACTAAAGCTAATGCCTTTGGAGATAGTTCCCCTAGTTTAAAGTGAGACTGTAATTTATTAAACTTTCCCATACTATATCATAATGTCATCATAGAACGGCCCTGTAAACCTAGAACCCAGCCATTCGTCCGCTTGTATTAGTCCTAGAGTTCCTTCTTGTCCGTCGAAACTTCTAGCGTCTCTCAATCTTATATCGGATAGCTTGTGCATATTCTCGCCCAATGAAACACTCTGTACTAAGGCATAAGATAAATTGGCAGCAAGCCTATATGCCAAGGCCTCTGAGAATGTAGGAGGAAACTTAGTAGTGTCTGTTTCAGAAGATATGTAAAGAGCATAAGCACTATCTATATTAGTTACTATGTACTTACCTTCAATCTTAAAATCTCCACGATCACCTAGGCTGTGGATTCTTAAGCAATCAGTAGGTAAGTCATATTTATAGCTATATTCATAAACTGGCGAATCAGTAGCGACCACTAGTGCCGCCCTCTTCATTGCAAAATTCCAATAGTGAGACGCAAGTAACTCGTCTCTAATCATATTGTAACTGGCCTTACATAGCCGTGCCGCTTTCTCTGTGCCCGAAATGGAGGTTACAGGTTCTACACCCAATTTAATTAATGCTGAGTTACATATATCTAATTGAGTGGCCATCTGTAAACCCCTTTAGGGACGTGCCAGAACGGGACGACTGGCACGTTTTTAATTTAAAATTACTCTACTGCGTATTCAACAACCGCTTCGATAGTTACGCCTGCGTTCGCAAAAGTCGCACCAGCATAAATAAACGGCTGTGCTCCACCTTTACCAACCTTAACCCCAAGCCCCACAGATGCAGCAGCTGCTCTTGCAAGTACCGCACCACCAGTTGTTACTGTAGCAGGAATAAGAGAATCATTGTCTTCTGCAATAGTAGTTCCTGCCTCATTAACGTATGACTTTAGCCCCATCTGTAGTGAACCAGTAGCACCAGATGTTGCACTTGTTTTTAGATAAGCATCTATAATCTTTGCACCCTCTGGAATTAGGGGGAATAGTATCTCCTGTGTTACCGCTGGAACCGATGCAGCAGAGACATATTTATCTGCTACGACTCTAACCTTTGTATAAAATTCGCCTTTAGATTTAACTACTGGGCTAGCAGTAGCGTTTGTGTAGTTCACACCTTTGTATTCATTGGCCATAAAAAACTCCTAATATGAGCAGGCCCTTAGGCCTGCTAATTATTATTATTATTAACTCTCTTTACAAATAATCTCAACAACTTTCTCTTCTTCCATTCTTGTAGCACCAACTGAGTGGGCAACGTAAATTTGAGTAGAGAATCTCTTGTCGTCTCTTTCTGTAATTCTAGCAAGTAGGTCTTCACCATGAGCACTTAACATTCCGTCTTCAACCCATGCGAAACACCTACGAGCACCAGCTGCAAGGTTAGAGGCACCGCCAAGTTCCCCAGTCGCAGGGTAGTAAGCTGTGACCGCTGTAGTTACAGGAAGTCTCTGACTTCTTATAAATTTAAAACCTGCAAAGGTATCAATCGTTCCTCTGAATAGTGCTTTGATTTCTGTGAAGTCTGCACCTGTAGCTTTGTCATCATTCAATAGGGCTTGCTTCTGGCTTCCAGAATAAGCTAGGTATTTCATACTTGTTTCTTCTACATCCGCCTCATCAAACTTCTTATTGATAAGAGTTAGTGTGAAGACGTTCAAGTTTGTAGCACCTGTTACTTCGTCACTATGGACAGCAACTAGTTTCTGAGTTGATGGTAGTGGAACTAGTATGGTACTTCCAGCTAGAGACGGCTTAGAAGTAGCATTACCCAAAGCTGCTGCAATGAAGATATCGTCTTTCTTTCTATTCAATGCCGCTACTGCCCCTTTTACATAAGCGTCATCTGGTCTGATTAGTAGTCTAACTCTATCCATCTTGTCGATTAGGTCTGCCCAGTCTGCATCGTTAAGAGTTACACCCCTTCTTGAGTGCTCTGTATTGTTCAACGGTGTATCGCCATGACGATCTAGGATGTCGTTAGCTTCTGTTGAACCAATTCTTTCGTAATAGTCTGTCTCTGAGTTCTGTGTTTCGTTTCTTGACTTACCAAAAAGTCGTGCATCTGTTTGTTGAGAAAGCATTAGAATATTATTCTTAAACCCCTCAACAAGTGCTGTTGTAATTTGATTGCTCATATTTCCCTCCATAGGAATATAGTAAAATAAAATAAGTAAACATTTTTGGCGTATCTCTTATGAGGGCCTATAATTGTTCTTGCTTATCGGGTTCGGATTAGGAAGTATCCACAAGAACAATTAATATTAGTTTAGGCCCTGAACTATAACTGCGTCAAGTTATTTCTTTCCGTGTTTCATTTCTAGGAGTTTTAACATTCTGTCAGTGTAGTATTTATTTTGTGGGTGAGTTGAAGACATGAACGGATGATCTTTAGTATAGTACGACTTAATTTCTGAGTCCACTTCCTCTGTAGATTTTCCATGGTCTTTAGAAATATTATCTACAAATTTGTCATCAGAAATTGCCTTTCCGATTTTTGCAAAAATCTTGGTTACTATTGTACTGTTTAATAGCCCTGCCTTATCAAGTGCTGCAATGTCTTCTGCTGAGGCAAATTCCTTCAAGCTCTGATCGGCAATAGCTAAGTTCCTATCATAGTCTTGGCCCCATTCAGACTTAAGAGAATCTAAAGATTTCCCAAACTCTACCTTAGCGTCTAGTTCCATCTTAGATGCCCTAGCAGTAGATGCCTTACTGTTAAACTCAAGAATTGATTTAATCTGAGCTGGCAACATACCCGACTTGTGCGCCTCTTCCTTGAAAGATTTAATATCCTCTGGAGAGTTAAACAACCCTTTATACTTATCGTCTATTATATATTCTTCTGAACTCTTCGGCACTCCGAGTTTTGAAAAAGTCTCTTTCCATTGTTCGGGCGTGAAGTCCTTGTGAGGTACCAACATCTTGTCCCTACCAAGAGAACTAGATGCGTGAACAAGGCCCTTCATTACGGAACCCATATCAAACTCATTCTTCTCTTTGTTGTAATGCTTTAGAATAGTCTCGTTACCGTGATACTCTTTATCCAACCCTGCTGGATAATTAATACTTGGTGGTGGAGGTGTCGTGTCCCCTGCTGCTGGCGGTGTTGCGTCCGCTGCTGGCGGCG